TAAGACTATTAAATATTCTTCTACAATACTTTTTGCTTCTTTTTTTACAGTTTCACTAGTAACTCCACTCTTGTTTTTTAATTCATCTACTCTAGCGTTTATGTCATAGTATATTGGTAGCATAGTCTCCGCCAGAATCCCTCTCTCTCCAAACAAGAGCATTTCACTTTCTAATTTTATGTATCCATTATCATTTTTAAAATTTATTCCAAAACTGCTTTCTTCTACTGCTTCATGCAACACAGCGGTTTTGACAAACGTTTTATCAGCTTCTTTTCTTTCCTTTTCTTCTTTTTTTAGTTTTTCTATAACTTCTTCCTTTAGTTTGTTTATTGCCATGCTTACCCTAGTATGCAATAACTGTAGACTAACTGCATCATCTTTTTCTTTTGCTTCTGGAACTGTTATGCTTCCATTTTTGTTTCTTATTGCATTGATATATGCTCTTGCCATTTCTACATGTTCATCTAAAACTCTTAACGCCACTCTTTTCTGTTCTTCTGTGTATTCAGTTTCTATTCTGTATATTTTGATATTTTTCCATTCGACTTCACAATCTATATTTCCACCAGCTTCAAATACAATCTTTATAGTTTCTCCAGTTCTTTCTTTGTAAGTAAAATCTGCACTAACTTTTCTTTCTGTGCTTGGAACTTCTTTAGATTTATAAATATATGTGTTACTAGTATCATTTTTTAGATTTATTTGAACATAAGGTGGTGTTATAGCTGACAAAACATTAAAATCTGCCACTATAGAATATTGCTTTCCATCTTCAAAAATATCTAAATTACTTGCAATTAATACAAAAGGAATACTAGGAGTAGACTTCCCTTGAATATTTTCAATACTGCTGGTTGTTATATCAACTTTTGAGATAGAAGGACTTCCTGTTACAAAATCCGTGAAATCTACAGCTTCTTTTACTCCTTTTAGTTTTTCTTCAAGGTCTTTTATTTTATCCCATTCTGTACCCTTAATCTCAGTACCTGCTAGTCTTTTATATGCCTTTATTAAGTCTTCTATAGACCGTCTTAATGTTTTTAATGTTTCTGCCATCTTGCAATCTCCTTAAACTGCCCCTATTACTAGATGTCCAAACTTATTTTTATTCTCTTTTATATATTGTTCTATTTCATCTTCATACACTTTTATTCTAGCTCCAAAATAAGCACTGGTAGCTGATTGTGTACTGCTAAAACTTTCACTTAATCCATCCATTGAAAGGCTAGATGATGAAAAACCTGATATAAGACCATCTCCTATTATATTGAGTAATGCTACAGCACAATGTTTTGCTATAATTTCTCTCAAGTCATCAGGAACATCATCTGCATTTTCATATCCTGCTATATAATCTATGCTATAAAATAAATGTCCATCAAAATAACCATCTATATATGGTGAAAGTGATGCCCTTATTCCTCTTTGCGTATCATTCATTCTGTAAGGCGGATTAAAAAACTTTATTAATCCTTTTGTTTTATCAAGAGTATAACAGTCAAGATAGCTTCTTATCTTTTCGTTTCTAGTAATCAAATCTAGTTTCGTTATTTTACTTACAGGACGTTTCCTAGTTGATATAAAACCTTGGCGTTGTACTTTTGCCCAATTGAAAGTATAAAAGCTTTCTTCTTCATCATAATCTTTGTTTCTTTCTAATTGTCTTCTTTGTGGCTCGCATGCAACGCGTGTTTTTTTGATAGTAATATTAAGTCTACGTCCAATTTCTTTTAACGATGCATTGATAAAAAATTTGGTTTGTTCATCTGTAAATGGAGTTCCATCACTAGCTCTAAAACCCACACCCCATAAATATGTATAGTGGATATCATCAGGGGTTAACACTTCTCCCCAATCTCCCTCTACAGTCTTATAATTGCCAAAGGTGTAACCTACAGGTTTTCCATTATTAGAAGAACGTATACATAGAGAATATTCCCATTCCTCATCACTAGCTCCATCTTCTTTTGCTCTATATTGATAAATTCCATTACCAATGTTTTCATCTGTAAAAATACCGCTTACTAACTTTGGAATACTACCAATTTCTTTTTTAAAGCCATCATCACTCCATGTATACCATTCTTTTTCAAAAACCTCACATCTTTGTAAAATATAGTTTTTTGTTGAGTCAAGCATTTTTACAATGCAATAGTTTTTTACACTTGTAGCTTCAAGAAGACATGTTTTAGGCATTTTCTTTTAGGTTATTTTCTTCTACATCTTGCTTCGTTCCTGCTTGCTTTGTTCCTGCTTGCTTTGTTCCTGCATCTTCTATAGTTTCTGTAGTTGAAGTTTTAGCATCACTTTTTACTAATTCGTATGATGGTATTGATAATAAATATTTAGCGACTCTTTCTTCTTCTACTTCTGCTATACCGTCTTTATCAAAAATGACTGTTATACCATCAAGTAGAACAACTGATGTATCTTTCAGTGTTTTACTATGAATTTTTGCTTTCCCCGTCCACTTTTCTTCTTGCAATAGTGTATTTTCATTATCTGTTTTTTTTGGTCTTGGCATACTATGCTCCCTCATAATAATATAGGTTTGGGTTGCCTACCAAACCTCAAATTAATATAACCTTTATCCTATCCACACCAATATCTTAAAAGCAACATGATATTTTCAGTACTTATGAATAGGGTCTATTATTATAACCTGTCCATTTATGGCTCTTATACTAACATACTCACACAAAACCTGAAGAATAGTTTGGGTATTTTCTTCGTTTCCTAACTTTTTCTTGAAACTCTAAGTGTATTGCTTTTTGTTTTAAGAAAAACATTAAGAACTTCTTTAAATGTATTACTATTTCTTCAAGGTTTTTTATATCTTCGTTGTTCACATCAACATCAATATTTTGATAAAATGATATGATAGTTAAAAACAAAATAAGTAAAATTGTCATTTATATCCTTTATAACTTAAACATATTTTCGCCTATGTCCCAGTGTTCTAATATGATTTCTTCATTAGAATAATTTTCAGTTTTTTTCATATTAGTACTCTAAACCTCCTTTATATTGAATATTTTTTACAACAGCACACCATTCTGGAGCTTTGACATCAATGGAACCATATAACTGAATAAAAAATGGAGTTTCCGCTCTATTATATTCAGATAATGGTCTTACTCTTAAAGGAGTAAGTTGAAGCCATTCAACAACAGATTGTATTTTTTTCTCTGTAATGAAAATCATTTGTGCCGTACCAGGTAAATCAGAATTTAAATCTTCAAATGTGGTTGTTGAAGAACCTGTTGCTCTAGCTATACGTGCCATTTCCATAACAATACTTCCATCTTTGTTACTTCTTGCTATGATATAACCTGTTTCAAGAGAATCTGGGTCGGCTGTTATAGTCAATGTTACTTTTTGCCCTGCACTTACTGCACACACAGTAGCTAAATCTTTGCCTTCAGAAATACCATAGCCATTTATAGCATATACAGTATACTTGTAGTTTCCTGCATCTGAAGTTCCAAATTTAGAGTTACTATCAGCTGTTGTAGTAGCTGTAACATTTGTTGGTGTTTTAGGTCTTTTTAACCTTCCTCTCCCTCTAGGAACTACAACTCCTTTTACTTTAAACAACTTATCTGCACCTTCTGTTTGTCCAAAATGCACTGTAGAACCGAATGGTGTAGGGAATTGATCTACTACTAGAGACATAGCACCACTATCTGTTGTACCAAATCTTATTCTATCTTTTACAAGTTCTTGAATGTCATTTGCTAAG